TGTCTTTAATGGATGGATTAGACGCCCCCGATTGATTGGATATTCCATAACTTTCGAGAATTTGGATGTCGGTTTTAGAAGCATTTGTTGATCTTGCTCCGCCTGACGAATCAGGATATCCGTAGAGTCTGTTGTAAACAAATCTTGATTTGATTTCTTTTGCCAGTTGATCGGTGTCATGTGCGCGTATCTCATCAAAAATATAAAGTTTGTTATCTCTAATCACGGCGCAAACACAAGACATCTTGCCAATATTAAAGTCGATTCCCAAACGAATAATTTCATCTGAATAATTTGGGATGTCCTTTGTTATATGTTTTTCTCTATCGAAGCGATCAAAAACTGCGCCTGTGGTAAGCGATATGAACTGCCCTTCAAGGTACGCCTTGAGAAGATTGGGGTCGTAGTTCATTTTCATTCTATCAATAAAATCTGCGGGCAAATGTGGATTGTCTGTTGTTTTCATTCTTATTAACCTTCTGTCATTTTTTTCTTGTACTTCATCACTTGCGAAAGTTTGCCAGAACCATTTGTAACCTTCAGGGGTGGACGCCGCCGCGAACTGACGAACATTCCCTGCGCGAAGACGTCCAAGGATTTTAGGGAAGGCGCGATCACAAATCGGCTTTGCAACTGTATCAATTTCATCTGCCAATATAAAAGCGGCGTTGATTCCGATTATCCTTTGCCAAGATTCAAAAGAACGACACATTATGCGTGTATCTCCCTTAGGTAGGTGCAAAACAAAATCAGGCAACGGCGAAGACCTGAATGTGTAAGGAATCTCGTAATTTAACAAAAATTCCTCAAATTCCGTTACAAAGAGATCACGAACAAGCGGTTGTGTAGGCTCTAATACAATGCCCGTAAAGCCTTGATTTAATAATGACAGGTATAAACACTTCGCCAGTAAAGATCGCGTTTTACCTGATCCATAACCCGCGCATAAACCCAATATTTCCGTATCTGTGTCATTTACAAACGATAGTTGCCCCGCATGAAGATCAGATAATACACGCTCTAATATTATCTCTGTATCTTTTTCATCAGGAGGACTTAAAAAGTCGAGGAGGGGTTGTTTTTCACAGACATCAGAAATAAGGCTCATGCTGACATATCAAAGCGAAGAAGTTTTGCTTGCATTTCTACGGCACGAATGGCGGTTTGTAATTGATTCTCCATAGATGCGCGGCGTTCATAATCTGCAAGCCTAGCAATTGCCCCTGTAAGCCATTGAGGGCGCTCAAGCTGTGCATCTTGTTCCTGTAGTATGCGAGCCCGTGATAAATATTCTTCTGTTTGACGTAAGCTTACTGAATAATTCTCCGCACAGTATCGAGCAATCTGCGTTTTTGAATTTCCAAGCAAAAGGAGGTCGTATATTTTATGTATACGTCTATCAATTTCGATATTAGTTGCTTTTTTCGCCATGCCCTTAATATATAACATGAATTATAGGGTTGACATTACATTTTAATTTTATTATAATTAAATTGTTATCAAACAAACTAAACCAATGACAAATTTATTTATGGTTATGTGCGCGACAGGAATCTTTTATTTGGGATTCGATGGAGCATTGACCGATATGACACGCAACGATTGTGCGGCGGGTATTCAAGCGGCTTGCGAGGTGTTGCAATGAGAAAATTTACAGTTGAATTTTATGCGAACAGCGAATATTCAGTTCGCGAAAGATTACAAGAGATAGATAATTCTATTTCAAATATTGTTTGGCCTTGGCCTTCTAATATAGATAGTTCAAAAACAAGAGTCAAAAAACTATCTGGTCATATTGAAGAAGAAAAACAGTATCAACTTTCTGATTATGAATATGAGAAAGAAGACCCAACGTGGAGTTCTTGCAGTAATTTTGTAACTACTGGTAAATGGAAAATGCAAGTTGTACCTGATGAAGAATACGTTAAGTTTCAGGAAAGTCCAGAATTATGAGTAGAAATTATGATTACAAAGATCAAGAACTTGATTTGAAGATGCGAATTAAGTTCTTAAATAAAAAGTTAAGAGAACCCGATCATGGGGTGGAGCAATATGAAGAATGGCAAAGTAATCTGGAAATGGTTACTGATGAACTTACTAAACTACAGGTAAAAAAATTTAAATCTTTTTTAAGCAAATGGATTCATGCTTATAAAGACGACAATCAATTAATAAATGTTGTTGATTGTATGTTTGTTTCTTTAGAAGAAGATCAGCAAACAGATATGGCGACAAAATGGTATCACAGGGTCGTAAAAGAAAAAGATATAAGACATTATCAACTATTGGCGAAATATACAAAAGAAGAAAATCAAATGCTTAAAAATAGAGAAAAAAAAGGATTAAAAGCACAAGGACAGCAATATAAAAAACGTCTTAAATTACTTAAAGTCGAAAATAAAAAAGCTATACAAAATAGTCGCGCAGCTTTATCAAAAAATTATGATAAGTTACTTCGGCAACACGTTATGGAACTAAATCATTATAAAAATACAGTTGAAAAACTTCAAACAGATAATAAAAACTTAAATTTAAGAATTGACGAATTAGAAGATCAAAAATGGAAATTAAATAAAATAGTTGGTAAATACCAACAGGAGGTTAAACAATGAAAGATCAGGAACAACTCAAATCATTAAATCAATTACTTTCTTTGGTTGTTGGTGGGCGTATTGCAAAGCAAACTGAACATCTGAAAAACGCACCATTGAACCGCGTAAGCCACGCTGAACAAATTATTGCTGATGGCGAATTGCAATATGCAACACTCGATTTGCGTGATGGGCGCGAAGATGCTTCACGAAAAATTTCACAAGTTCAAAGAAAACTTGATTCTTTGAAAAGTTTAAAAGTACTTGCAGAAATGGTTGAAGAAAATGTTCGGGATGCGGCGCTTGCGGCTGTTCGCGAAGGTGCAAATTCTGATGGGTTTATGTTTGATGAATATAACGAATGGGAGGGCAAGTATAAATGAAAATAGATTTAAGTGATAAGCAATTATCAGACATACAATATGCCATTTGCATTGCAATGGCGCATACAGAAAAAAATTCAAATTTGCCAAAACTTATGAAAATAAAACCTGAAGAACACCCATTAATAAAAAGATGTATAAAACTTTACGACCATATTGCTGAAGTTAGAAAGTGGCATAAAATCAATAATTCTTGGACTAAGGCATTGCAAGGAGAAAAATAATGAAAAGATACAAATTTTCAAGCGGGGATGAAGAAACATCAAAAAGGGCTGAACGTGAGTTTTTACGCATTACTGAGAATATGACCGACAAAGAACGCGATGCTGTTCTTAATTGTTTGATAAAAATGCAGAAACAATTATTTTTTCAAGAGCCGTGGCTGATGAAAAAGTTTTCAGGAAAAGAACAAGCGCAGATATTGGCGCAATATACAAAAGAAGAACAATTGATAATGCTTGCGAGGTTCGATCTTGAATTACAACATTGGAAAGATAAAAATAAAAATAGTTGACAAACCAAATTAATTATATTAGGATTAAGTTGTAAGCAAACCAATCAAACAAATGGCATACATCACACAAGAAGAAAAAAAACAACGCGCTCCACAAATCAAAGCCGTTCTCAAAAAATACGGATTGAAAGGAACAATTGGTATAAGAGATCATATGACTCTTTATGTGACTATCAAAGAAGGCGCTCTTAACTTCATTGGCGTTGCTCAAAAGATGAACAACGAATATGCTGAAGCGCGTGGAATCAAGCCTGTAATTATGGATAACTACGACACAATCCACCACACACACGCCGACAGATACAGAAGATTTGACGAAACAATTGCAAACTTTATTGATGAATTAGACGCCGCAATGAAAGGCGTTACTTATTACAACAATGACGACATAATGACCGATTATTTCGACAGAGCATTTTTCATTAATATCAATGTTGGAGAATGGAGAAAACCTTACGTTTATACAGGGGCGTAAGGATGGATAGTTTTTTACACAATCATCAAGCCGCGCTTGATAGCCAAAGAGAAGCGCAGGCAATACGCGATGTTTTTGGCGATGAAGATGACAAGTATTTCAACCACGAATACGATTATGAAGATGACAATTTTTTCGATGATTGAAACGCCTTCTTTACTTTCGCCTTGTGGCTCTTATCAGGTTGACTTTTTCCCAGTAAAAGGTCGATCTGATCTTTTTCTAAGATGTGGAGTTTTTGAAGGACTTATTGAATTTCAAGAGTGCGTTACTCATATTGAAATGTTTCGCGAAGTAGAAAGCAAAAGATTCAGAAAATTCAAAACAATAGGCCAGAATAAGATACCGCAAGAAATATCAATCTAAAGGGCGTAATGTATGTTGCGCGTGTTCTGATCTTCTGCTGTCATCCCATAAGACTTTATAGTAATAATGAACCGACCCTGCGCTGTTTGTTTTAGTAAATACTTCTGTTATCTTGCCGTTGCGATAGCGTGGGGGAATTGCTGATGAAGTGTAAGAAATTTTTTTTACTGATTGCCCTATTGCATATTTTTGCCCGACTAGAAATGCCATAAGAGTTTGTTTAGTAGTTTTTTTATTTTACCAAATAAGTCAAATAGGTTTGTTGACGTATCTATTTAATTATATTATAATAGAATTGTTGTTAAGGAGTATTTATGAAAACTCAAAAATTAGTTTGGTGTGAAGGCGCAATCGGATTTGAACATTGCGGCAATGTTTTTAGGGCAAGAATCCTTGACGATGCTGAAATGCACCGCGCCGCGCGTAAGGGTTACGTTTGGGTAGAAAGAGTTACTACTCCCGCAGATAATGAAGTTGAACGCGATGAAGAAGGTAACGAAGTTCCTTGGCGTGTTGAATGGCCGATTGAAATGGGCGATGGAGATTGCGGCGACAGATACAAGTTTTTAACAGGATTTTAATTAATCCTGTTGACATACTTAATTAATTATATTATAATTAAAGTGTACCAAACAAAGCAAACCAAAATGGCTAAAACAAGAACAATCACCGCCACATTTCCAAACGGCGATCAAGTAACAAGAAAAACAGCAAGAACCTACACACACGTTGTTAGGGCATTTTACAAAGGCGATACAGGCCCAAACAGACGCCATTGGTTCCAAGTTTGGTGTGGTAGACCTGATTTAATGCAAAAACAAATCAAGGTTGCTGAAAACTGGCATTACGACCCCAAAGATGGAATTGAAATTTACACTGAAGTTGCTGAAATAACAAACGATCCTTGGGCTGAATAATCAGCCCCTTTTTTTTTATTTAATAGTTGACATACTTAATTAATTCTATTATAATAGGAATGTAAGCAAAACAAATCAAACCAATGATTAAATTAGGAACCGAAGTCAAATCAAAAACACATGATGACCTTGAAGGTACACTTGTTTATTTTGACAAAGAAAAAAATCAAGCTGTTGTTAAAACTTGGATGGATGAATTTGAATGTATGACAGTTGAAACATTTTTAGATGATTTACAGGAGGTTGCATAATGCCAAACTTAAATCAAAACCTTAAACCCGATCAGGCAACAGCTTTATATCTTGCCCTCGATAATACAATCTATTTCGGAACAGACTTCAGAGATAGATTCACAAAACAACAGCGCGAAGATGTTCTTGACATTTTCAAGCAAGCTAGACCATACAACCCACAATGGAGAAAAAACAATGCTTGAATACAATCCAGTTCCAACAAACAAAAGACAATTCGATCAAGGGATTCAATTGACTAAAAAAAGAAACAGAAACAAAAAACATAAAAATGTTTTTGCAGAACTTAAGACTTTAAAAAAGGAGGGTTGAACAATGATGGCAAGAACACTTACTCAACATCTTTCAAGAAAAGGTTTTGACGTCTTTGACAAACAGATCGCCTCAATTATTGAAGAGTGCGATTTTTACATTTTACAAAAATATATTTTTGAGACTCCTGAAGAACCCTTATCTCAGGAAGCACTCGATTCACTTAAGGAGGATTTAAAAAATGGCTAATAGAGAAAAAGGAACAGCGGACGCTGACAAATATTCTGAACTGATTCAGGTACTTGTCAAACCCGCAAC